GGTTCATTATTAGATCCGCGAAAATCAAATGTATAATAATAATTTTGATTAAAATTAGAATAATGTTCATGATATACATTAGAAAATATTATATTTGTTGTAGGTAATTCATATTCGTAGTATATTGATATTATATTATCTATTGTAGATGTAGATTTATCGCTAGAATTAATAAAAGTTTGTAAAAATAGTACAGGAACATTTAAATTAGATCTAATATGATAATTAGTATGAGGAAAAGTTATAATATCACTACTACCAGCAGGGCTAATTTTAATAATAGAAGGAACACTTTGTTCTACGATTCTTATTGTATAAGGATCACTTAGACAATTAAAAATATTATATGTTTCATATTTATCAATATTAGCAGTATCTAATGCACGTATATTAATATCAATAGTTTGATTTCTAAAATCAGGTTGAATAGTAAAAAAATCGTTTGTAATTTTAAAATTACTATCTCTTATTAGATCTAGTCCTGTTGTAATAAAATTACATTCTAAATGTAAAGAAGGTCTAGGTGTTTCTAGATCAGTAACATAAAAATGTAGTGTATCACCTAATATTGATTGAAAATATTGATTAAAATTGCTAAAGGTTATTGGTGTTATTAGAACATTACAAGTTTGTATAGGTTCATTTGGAGTAATTAGAGCAGGTTTGGTAGCTCTTAAATATATATTTTCCAATCTTATTGGATCTGTTCTTGTTCCTCGTGATGCTAGTGAATAACTAGTAAAAATACTTGTAAAAATACTTTGTTCATCAATATTTGCAACTATTGGATTTAAAGCATCGCCATTATCAAGTAGATAATTTTCAACATTGCATAAACGATGGTCAATATCTGCTACTAAATGATGAAAAGAATCAAGTTCACCTGTTATATTTAAAATACTCATAATATATATATTATCTATTGGATAGAAATTGTTTATATTAACAATTCAAAAAAATTAATAATAAAATCACTCAGTGTTATTAAATAGTCCTAGTTTTTCACCAAATTCTTTTATTAATTCTTCATATCTTTCAGTAGGTGCTTCTTTATTGTTATCTAACCATGTTATACCTTCATCTATTATAGGCATTAAAGTATCTTTAAGTTCTTCTGATTCATTTTCTACAGTATTTTTTTTATCATATAACATAGATTCTAATTTATTTCGCGATTGAATATTATTAGCTCTAGCTTCATCTTCTTGTTTAAATTTTTCAGCATCTTGAATCATTTTCTCTATTTCTTCTTTTGACAATTTATTATCATCTTGTTTTATTTCAATATTTTTAGTATTACCACTTGATTTTTCTAATGCTGAAACTGTTAATATAGAATTAGCATCTAATGAGAAGGTTACTTCAATTTGCGGTTGTCCTCGTGGCATTGGAGGTATTCCTTCTAAATTGAAAGATCCTAATTTTCTATTTTTATCTGCAATTGGAGAAACACCTTCTAATACTTCAATTGTTACAGCAGGTTGGTTATTTTCAGCGGTGCTAAATGTTTGCGATTTTTTAATAGGAATTGCAGAGTTTTTTTCAATTAGTGGTGTCATAATAGAACCATTCGTTTTAATACCTAAATTTAATGAGCAACAATCAACTAATAAAAGATCTTTAGTTTTTTCGTCATTTGTCCCAGTTAATATAGCAGCTTGGATTGCGGCGCCATAACATACAGCTTCATCTGGATTTATAGATTTATTTAATTGTTTATTATTAAAATATTCAGATATCATTGATTGTAATTTAGGAATACGTGTGCTACCTCCTACTAAAACTATTTCATTTATGTCATTTATTTTTGTATCTGTATCATGCATAACTTGTTTAATTAAAGATATACATTTATCAAAAATAGAACTACAAATTTGTTCAAATTTTGCTTTAGTTATAGAACTATTAAAATCATTTCCTTCATATACTGATTCTATTTCTATACTGGATGTAGTTGATGTTGATAGGTTTTTTTTTACATTTTCTGCTGCATTCTTAAATCTTTTCATTGCTTTTGACGAACTACTAGGATCACATTTAAACTTACGTTTAAATTCAGCTACCATATATTCTACTATTTTATTATCAATATCAGAACCACCTAAAAACTTATCACCGGCAGTTCCTTTTGTTTCATATAATCCACCATCTATTGATAAAATAGACATATCAGCAGTTCCACCGCCAACATCAACTATCAATATATTAATTTCTCGCGATGAATTATTTTTTTCAATTCCATATGCTAATCCAGCACTTGTAGGTTCATTTATAATTCGTAAGACTTCTTCAAAACCTGCAATTTTACCTGCTGATTTTGTAGCATTACGTTGTGAATCTGCAAAATGTGCAGGTATTGTTATTACAGTTTTTGTAACTTTTTTACCTGTATATTCTTCAGCCATTTCCTTCATTTTTGATAGTAACATTGCACTGATTTCTTCAGGATAAAACTTTTTAGTTTCATGTTTATATTCAACCTCAAAATATATTTTATCATTATTATCACCTTTAATTGTAAAAGGATATCTTGGTATTATTTCTTGAATTTTAGGATCACTGAAGTTCATTCCTATAAAACGTTTAGCATCATATATCGTATTTGTAGGATTCATTGTTGATTGACTTTTTGCTATATTTCCAATAGTTCTTTCATTTTCCCCAAAAGACACATAAGATGCTATTGTTCTAGCACCTGTATGAGGATCTATAACAATTTCTACTTTACCATTTTGATAAATACCAACACAACTATATGTTGTACCTAAATCTATACCTGTACATATTTCCATTGTGTTAGTTCATTATACTAATAATTCTTTTATATGTTTTTAACATATAAGAAAACAGCAGTTGTTTTATCAAACTGTTCATAACCGATTAAATAATCAGTTATACCATTTAAATTTTGAATTATATGTAAAACTGTATAAATTTTATTATTTTTTGCTGCTATTATTAATGCACTTTCATTATTATTATTTAATATATCTATATTAATATATTGAGATGTTATATCTAAAACATTATTAAAACCATTCTTTGCTGCTAGCATATTTGCATTATTATCTTGATTTGTGGAGAATGTAGTATTAGCATTATTTTGAATTAATATATCACATATTTCGCTATGACCATTTTCAGCTGCAAATAATAAAGCAGTATATCCGTCATTATTTTTATCATTTATAGTTATTATGGATTTATTTAAAATATATAATACAATATTACGATCTCCTTGTTTTGATGCTAACATTAAAGCTGTATTATTATTAATATCTTTAACATCTATATTACAATTTAATTTATTTATTAATGTATCTGCTACTAAAGTATAGCCATATTTTGATGCTATTATTAATGCAGTTTCATTATTATTATTAGTTTCATTAACATTCATATTTAATAATAAAACTAATGTTTGAACCATATATTCTTTATTTTGAATTGATGCTAATAATAAGGCATTATTACCTTTATCATTTTTAATATTAATATCAACATAAAAATCATAAAATAACATTAGAACTATTTCATTATAACCATAATATGCACTTATCATAAAAGCAGTATTACCATCTATATTTTGTAGATTTTTATTTATACCATTATTACATAAATATGTTATAAGTTCTTTATTTTTAATTATACAAGCTTGCATTAATGCAGTATATAATAAACTATTAACTGTGTTTATATCAATATTATGATTTTCTATTAGATTCCTAACAATATTAAGATATCCGCGACTTGCCGCTATAATTATAGCATTATTTCCAAATTCATTTAATTTATTTAATTCAGTTTTTTCATTTTGACTTAATAATTCTACAATATCATTATGACCATTATTTGATGCTATAATTAAAGAATCATTTATAACATTGCTATCAACTACTTCATCAATTAATAAAGCTATAGTATCAGTATAACCTTTACGTGATGCTATGGTTATTAATGTTTCACCGCTATTATTTGGTATATTAATATCTATATCATAATTAGTTGTTATATTATTAACTGTATCTATAAAACCATTTTTAGATGCTACAGTTATTACAGTTTCACCTTGATTATTTTGTGAATTTACATTCGTATTATATTTATTAATAAGTTCAGTAATAGTTGTAGTATTTCCATTATTTCCAGCCAATATTATTACATTATTTCCATTATTATCTTCATCTAAAATATTAGCATTAAATTCATCTACAAGCATATTAAGTATGTCTATATGTCCATTTTCTACAGCAGCTAATATTGCACTTTTACCTTCAGCATTTTTAAGATTAACATCTGCGTTGTATTCTGTTAATAATTTACGTACAAAATTAATATTTCCTAATTTTGTATTTATAATTAAAGCAGTATTACCATTTTCATCTCGTGTATTTACATTGACATTATATTTTGTTAATAAAGTATCTATAATGATTGTATTATTTCTATAGCAAGCTATTAGGAATGCTGAATTTCCAAAGTTATTTAATACGTTTAGTTTAGCACCGTATTTTAATAATAATTCTAACATAAGTAAATTATCTTTATTTGTCGCTAATATTAGTGGTGAATTGCCATTTACATTTCTAATATTTACATTTATATTTAGTTCAACTATTAATCTTTCAGCTAAATCTAAATTACCTCTAGATGAACTAATACATAATAAAGTGTTATTAAACGCATCTTTAATTGTATTAACATCTATATTGTTTGATTTAATTAGATCAATAACTACATTTGTATGATCGTTTTTAGTTGCTGTTATTATAGCATTTTCAGTTATACCAAATATATTTGTTAAAGCAAATATGGTTTCATAATGACCGTAAATACACGCAATATCAACCGGATTTGTCATTTAATTTATGTTTTATTTAATAAAACAATGAAAGAATGTAAATGTAAATGCGGTGGATGTGTAAAAAAAGGTGGTGGATTTATGTTAGAAACAATATTTATAAATGGTGGATATACCTATGATGATCTTAATAAATTATGGGGTCCTAAATATTACGATTATTTATTAAATATATATACTAATTTAATTAATAATTTAGAAGATTCAAATAAAATAATTTTACTTATTTTAAATATTACATCTTTGCTATCAATACAAAGTTTAGATAATAGTGATCTTAAAAAATTACAATCGTTATTTGGTTTTTTATCAATACACGATGTGAATTATTTATATCAAGCTATTAAAGATAATATTCATATGGAACCTTTCTTTGTTTTAAGAATGGGTAATTGTCATAATTTTGTATATTCTACCACTTTTACAGAAGAATTATTAAAACAAA